GTGGTCTGTGTACGCGTCCGGCTACGTCGGCAACGGCGCCGCAGTGAACAGCTTTCGCTTCGCCCCGGCTTGCGTCATCGGAGCGAAAGCAATCAAATAATCAGCGCCCGCCACGCAGGGCGCAGGAGAGCGAAAGGAGAAACGAACGTGGGACTGATGGATGCAATCACAGCAGAGGACAGAGTACAACTGAAAGTGTCGGATCTGGAGACACTGATGAAGAACGCGGCAAAGGCAGACCTGATCTTCAACGGGATCAGAGCAGAAGTGCCGCACAGATACATGAGAGAGATCATCACAGGAAAGAAGGAGGAGGATGCAGACGAAACGAAAGCCAGAGAAAAAACAGGAGAGCAGGAACACGAAACCACAGACTAAACCAGTCAAGTGTCGGGGGTGCTTCGGGGCATCCTTCAGTGACTGCGATAGGTGTCAGAAAGAAAGGAGATAAGACATGCCAAACGTGCGACCACTGAACAAACGCTACGGAATCAGCAAGCACGCGTTCCTGACGGCATACTCATATTGCCATCAGTACAGAGAATGGCACAAGGCGCTGACCAGTGGAGCACGCGAGGACGACCACGGAAGCAGCGTCACAGAGATCAAGGAGAAGATCCGGAAGATCGAGAACACAGTGGCGGAGGCAGTGCAGGATTATCCTGCACTTTATCCGTTTATGCTGGAGTATGTCACGGAGGAAGGAACAACCTTCCAGCAGATGCAACAGAAGGGAATACCATGCGGCAGCACGCTGTTCTATACGCTGCGCCGCCGCTTCTACTTCCTGATGTCGGGGAGAATATAAGTGCGTCACTCACAGGACAAGGAAAACGGTACGATGAACATACCGGAAAGAAGGAGAACCCTGGAACAAACCGGGGTTCTTTTTCTTTTGTCTGGAGGTGGAGAGATTGAAACAAGATGAACTGAAGAACTGGATCGAGGAGCTGATCCGTGAGGGACAGCTGTGGAAATTCTACAAGTCGAAAGAGTGGATCGCACTGAAGGAAGAAGTCCTGAAGGAGAACCACTACGAATGTGCTGAGTGCAGGAAGGCCGGGAAGATCACACGCTACGACGTGGACGAGAACGGAAACAAGAAGCTGATCAGCACAGTACATCATGTGCAGTTCGTGCGGAAGCATCCGGCGTTTGCACTGAGTAAGACATACACCTTCGAGGGCAAGACGTACACGAACCTGATGCCAGTGTGCAAGGCGTGCCACAACAAGTTGCACCCGGAAAAACGAAGACGAAGGAACAGATCGCAGGAGAACGACGACAGATATGTGAACGAAGAAAGATGGTAACACCCCCGCCACCCCGTAGCCCCTTCCTGAAGGGGAAACCAACAACGGGAAGGGGGCACGACAAAAAAGCTACGCGCGCATACGCGAGGAAAAAGTGAGGTGATGGATATGGCAGCTAAATCAGAGAAGGCGATCAGGGAGTCACTGATGACACAGCTGAGAGCAAAGGGAGCAGACGTGTCGCACTTCGAGGGACTGGTGGACGATTATGTCGAGTATTTCCGCCTGGTCAAGAAGATGAAAGCCGACATCAAGAAGCGCGGCCTGTCCTACACTGCAACGTCTGCCGCCGGAAAAGAGTACGAAAAGGACAATCCGAACGTGAAGCTGTTACCGCAGTACACCAGGGCAATGCTGACGATCCTGAAAGACCTGGGACTGACGACGGATAAGGTCGCAGAGGAAGACATCGAGCTGTGACAGACATCAGCAAGATCACAGAGATCCAGGACTGGATCGACATTGTTGAAAAGGACACATACAAGTGCAGTAAAGATCAAAAATTGCTTGTAAAACACGTGAAAAAGTGCTTCAAAAACGAAAAAATTCACGTCAATACAGAGCAGTTATCGAAATACATGCACCTTGCAAGAGAGTATGTGCCGTTTGACCTTTTTCCGTGGCAGAAGTTTATCATCGCCCTGCACGATTGCACATATTGGGACGACAGCGGGATGCCGCGCTGGCCGGATCTGTTTGCCATGTTAGGACGTGGAGCAGGCAAAGACGGAACGATCGCCGTCGAAGCGTTTTGCCTGACTTCGCCGTACAACGGAATCAGAGAGTACGATGTGGACATCTGTGCCAACAACGAAGAACAGGCCATGCGTCCGGTGCAGGATCTGACCGGATTCTTTGAGGAGCCGAAGATCCTGCGGAAGATACAGAAGTTTTACGGATGGACAAAGGAAAAGATCACATGCAGCAAGACGAAGAGTACGGTCAAAGGGAGAACCAACAGCCCGAAAGGCAAGGACGGCCTGCGCTCCGGCATCGTGATTTTTAACGAGATCCACCAGTATGAAAATTATGACAACATAAATGTGTTTACGACCGGACTGGGAAAGAAAGAACACCCACGCCGGAGTTACTACACGACAAACGGAGACGTGCGAGAGGGGCCGCTGGACGACCTTCTGGAAGATGCAGAAGGCATCTTGCAGGGAGAGGAAGACGACAACGGCCTGCTGCCATTTATCTGCC